CCCGGCAGTAAATTAAAGACCGCTGTTACAGAAAAGAAACCCTCAAAGGCTAATGCAAAAAGACGAAAGTCCTATTGCGCTCGCTCTGAAGGACAAATGAAAAAGTTTCCTAAAGCAGCAAAAGACCCTAACAGTCGTTTGCGTCAAGCTAGGAAACGATGGAGATGTCGTTAACATTTAGAGGTGAGTTATGGCTGACAAGAACTGGATACAAAAAGCAATTAAAAATCCGGGTAGTTTGCGAAAGAAGGCTGGCGTTAAAAAAGGAGAAGACATTAGTAAGAAGGAGCTAAATAAGCTTTCTAAGTCTCGCAACAAGACTACTCGCCGACAGGCGAACCTTGCCAAGACGTTAAGCAAGATGAATACTGGCGGCAAAGCACGAGGCTGCGGTATGGCTGTTAGAGGCACAAGCAAAGCGAGGAATGTATAGCGATGAAAGGTAAAGAGAAAGTGGGTTATGTTATGAAAGAGTTTAAAGACGGTAAGCTCAAGTCTAGCTCTGGAAAGAAAGTCACTGATCGAAACCAAGCGATGGCTATCGCTATGAGCGAGGCTGGCATCAACAAAAAAATGTTTACTGGAGGCAGAGTCGGTGACGGCAAAGCGGTTCAGGGACAAACGCGAGGTAGAATTGTCTAATGGCGACTAGCGGAACTTATACCTTTAATCTTGATTTAGGCGAGATTATGGAAGAGGCGTATGAGCGTTGTGGTTTGGAACTGCGCTCTGGTTACGATTACAAGACAGCTCGAAGAAGTCTTAACCTGTTGATGCTTGATTGGCAGAACAGAGGCTTGAGCCTGTGGACAGTCAAGAACGCAGAATTAACTCTTACGCCCGGAACTGGCGCTTATGCTTTACCTTCTGATCGTATAGATATAGTTGAAGCCTTTATGAGAACTAATGCGGGAGACTCTAGCAAGCAGTCAGACCTGACTATGCAGCGTATGTCGATTGCTACTTATTCTCAGCAAACGAACAAGCTTCTTCAAGGGCGACCTATTCAATATTGGGTAGAAAGAGCGCCTAGTGGAATTACAATTAACGTGTGGCCTGTTCCTGACTCATCTCAGACTTGGACGTTTGGTTACTACTACATGGAAAGAATACAGGATACTGGCTCGCCAGCTTCTTTGGAAATGAGNATTCCTCCTACGTTCTTAACTTGTTTGACCGCTGGCTTGGCTTACATGATTGCAATGAAAAGACCCCAAGCTGAAAACCGAATACCTATGTTAAAAGAGATATACGAAGAACAGTGGACTATGGCTTCTGACTCTGCAAGAGATAAAGCGTCTTATGACGTTGTTCCCGGCGGCTATCAGTATCTATGAGCAATTACGCCAGCGGTAAACATGCTTTTGGTTTTTGTGACCGAACAGGTTTCCGGTACAAGTTAAAAGACCTTGTCCCTCAGATAGAGGCTGGAAGACCTAACGGCATGTTAGTAGGTCGAGATGTACTTGATAAAGACCATCCTCAGTTACAACTGGGGTTGATTAATATGTCTGACCCGCAAGCGTTAAGAAATCCAAGACCCGATGGGGGATTTTTTCAAAGTAGAGAGCTTTCTGCTTGGAACCCTGTGGGTGGTGGAAACACAGCAATGGGAAGTCGTACTGTTGGCCTTGATTGCTCTGGTCATGTGGGAAGAGTTACGGTAGAGATTATTCCTGTTTCTGCAACGGTAAGTGTGACTGGGGTTTCTTCAACAACCAACCTTGGCAACATTTCTGTAGAAACTAACGAAGTTGATGTGACGGTAAGTGTTACTGGAGTAGCAGCTACTGGAGCTGTGGGTGATGTGACTCCTGTCTCTGACACGTTTGCAGTAACAGTTTCTAATCCGGGCAGTGGTAACAAGTTTTACATCGATGGGGTTCAACAGGCTACCGTTAGTCTTGCTGAAAACAACACCTATCGTTTTGATCAGTCAGACTCTACTAATGGCTCCCCTTCTCATCCTTTGCGTTTCTCAACAATAAGCGATGGTACTTGGGGCGGTGGTTCTGAATACACCACTGGCGTGGTAACTGTAGGTAGTCCGGGTTCGGCTGGCGCTTACACGCAAATAACTGTAGCTATCGGAGCGCCTACTCTTTACTACTATTGTTCTAATCATAGCGGCATGGGAGGACAGGCAAATACGCCTTCTTAGTTATGGCAGTTAAAAAGAAATCTCCAGCAAAGAAAAAAGCAAAGTCTCGCGTCAATGAGGCGGGGTAACTATACCAAGCCTACGATGCGTAAAAATCTTTTTGGCAGGATTAAAGCGGGATCAAAAGGCGGTAAGCCCGGACAGTGGTCTGCTCGTAAAGCTCAAATGTTAGCTAAGCAGTATAAGGACAAAGGTGGAGGCTATAAGTAATGGCGCTTAAAAAACCTCAACGATCTTTAAAGAAGTGGACGCAACAGAAATGGAAAACCAAATCGGGNAAGCCTAGCGCAAAGACTGGCGAAAGGTATCTACCGAGTAGTGCAATAAAGTCGTTATCTCCTCAAGAATATGCAGCGACTACCCGAAAGAAAAGAAAAGATAGCAAGGCTGGAAAGCAGCATTCTCCACAACCTAAACGAATTGCCCGAAAAACGGCTAGGCACAGATAATGGCTTTTACTTTTACTACATTAAAGACAGCTATACAGGATTACTTGGAGACTACTGAGACTACCTTTGTAAGCAACTTGCCTACAATTATTACTCAGGCAGAACAAAGAATTCTTAGAACCTGTCAAATACCTGATCTGCGTAAAAATGAAACAGGCACGTTAAGTCAGGGTAACGCTTATTTAACGATGCCTACTGGATTTTTAGCTTCTTATTCTTTGGCGATAGATAACTCAGGTTATGAGTATCTTATTTTTAAAGACGTAAACTTTATGCGTGAAGCGTATCCGGTAGAAGCGACTCAGGGAATCCCTAAGTATTACAGTATATTTGATGACACAAGATTTATAGTAGGGCCAACGCCTGATTCTAATTATGCGGTAGAGCTGCATTTTATGTACGAGCCAGAGTCAATTACTACGTCTGCTAGTGGAGAGAGCTGGTTAGGCTCTAATGCTGAGAATGCTTTGTTGTATGCCTGTTTGGTTGAAGGTTATACCTTTCTAAAAGGTGAGCCAGATCAAATGCAGTGGTATAACGCAAAGTATGAAGATGCAGTTTCTCGTCTGAAGTCTTTGGGAGAAGGTTACGATACCACTGATGCGTTTAGATCAGGCGCAGTTAGGAGTGTAAGAATCTAATGTTTACCGTTGATATTAAAACAGAGGTTGGCGATGTTGGAGTTCAGACCACACATAATCGTGGTTTTACTCCTGAAGAACTTTCTGTAGATTGTTCTAATAAAATAATCTCAGTCTCTCAAAGTGCTGACCCTGTATTAAGGCAACAAGCAGAAGCTTTTAAATCTCAAATTCAACAAATTGTTTTATATTACATGAAGCAATCTGCAAAAAGTGAGCGAACAACTATCTATAATCTTTTACTTAATGCCGGGGAAGCTTCTTTGGCAGAACACATTAGGAGGCTTTAAATGGCTTTTTCAGGCAACTATATGTGTACCAGTTTTAAGACTGAACTTATGACTGCGACACACAATTTTACTAATTCGACAGGCAATACTTTTAAGTTAGCCCTGTATGATAACAGTGCATCTTTTACCGCAGCTACTACTGCGTATACGACTTCTAATGAAATATCAGGAAGCGGATATTCAGCAGGCGGTGGGACTCTTACTAATGTAACGCCTACATCAAGCAGCACCACAGCTTTCACGGACTTTGCTGATTTGACTTTTAGTACAGCAACCATAACAGCTAGAGGCGCACTCATTTATAATGATACTGCTGCTGGCGATCCCAGTGTTGTTGTATTAGATTTTGGTGGTGATAAGACATCTACTGCTGGTGACTTCAAAATCGTTATGCCTACTGCGGATGCTACAAATGCGTTGATTAGGATTGCTTAATGTCTGGGGTTGGTTGGGGTCGCGCCGCATGGGGTGATGGAACATGGGGTGAAGACACAACCGCCACGATTGTTATCGGAGGATGGGGTCGAGGCGCTTGGGGTGACGGCGCTTGGGGAGAATCTCTAGGGCTTCAGGCAACAGGTCAAGTAGGAACAGTTTCTGCTGGCATTGTCGCTGGGGCAACGGTCAACGTAACGGGAGTTGCAGCTACTGGAGTGGTTGGAACAGCTAATGTTCTAGCTCCGGGGGAAGTAGCGGTAAGCAGTGTTTCTGCTACAGGAGAAGTAGGTAGCGTTACTGTACATCACAACGCTCAAATCTCGGCAACGGGAGTAGAGGCTACAGGCGAAGTTGGCACTGCTGGCGTTCAGCAACAAACAGGAGTTTATCCCACAGGAGTTTCTGGTACTGCTGAACTAGGAACTTCGTTTAGTGTTGTTGCTCCCGCTAATGTTTCACCAACAGGACTGCAAGCAACAGGCGTAATTAATGGCGTTACTGTTGACTTGTTAATAGAAATACCTGTTACTGGTTTATCAGCAACATCTGCGCTTGGTACGGCCTATGTCGTAGAGGCTGCAACTAATGTATATCCGACAGGATTGAGTGCAACAGGTGAGGTAGGTCGAGTCCTTATCTGGCAAAACATTGATCCTTCGCAGAATCCTAACTGGATTAACATGACTCCTTCTCAAACACCAAATTGGACAAGCATCCCTTGATAACTTGAGGTAATGAAATGGCAACTTACACAAATGATTTAAGACTAAAAGAAATAGCGACAGGTGACGAAAGCGGAACGTGGGGTACGTCTACCAACACGAACCTTGCTTTGGTTGCAGATGCTTTTAGTTATGGAACCAAGCAGATGGCTGCTGATTCCAACGAAACCTTTACAATGGCTGACGCTACGGCTGACCCCACTCGTTCTTTGTTTTTAAAGATTACTTCAGCGGTTTCTTTAACTACAACGCGAGAGGTAACCCTTGGGCCTAATACGGTCTCTAAAGTCTGGATGATTGAGAACTCTACCACTGGCGGTCAGAGTATTACGATCAAGCAGGGTTCTGGTGGAACAGTGACGATTGCTAACGGTTCTAAAGCTTATGTCTACGCAGACGGAGCTGGCGCTGGCGCAGCGGTTATTGATGCAAACTTTACAGAAGCTGGTGGTGGTACTGTTAGTTCTGTTCAAGTAGCTGGAGGAACCACAGGACTTACCTATACAGGTGGGCCGATAACCTCTAGCGGCACGATTACAATGGCTGGTACGTTGGCAACAGGTCATGGTGGAACAGGCTCTACAGCTACTAACTATTGTAATTTAGCATCGAATGTTACCGGAACGCTGCCTACCGCTAATGGCGGTACAGGATCAACAGCAGTTCAGTATTGTGATCTTGCTGCTAACGTGACAGGAGTATTACCTTTTGCTAACGGTGGTTCTGGTGC